AGGTAGCAGCATAGTGGCTATCTTCTATAATTAAGGAAAAACTATTATGGCCTTAGATCACGAAGCTATTTACAAAGCATACGCTGAAACAGTTGTTAGTATTGACGATAGTGCTGGAGCGTTTGACGCTGACGGTAATTCAGTAACGTTAGACAATACAAAGGTGGCAGCAGCTAGAACTTCTCTTGACGCAGCAGCAGCAGCGATTCTTTATCAGACTCAAAGAACAGGAGCAGCAGGGACAACAGACACTATATATGCTTCCATAGGAGACCAGTTAGATATGCAGTATAAAGACGCTGTTAATGGTACGACTACATGGAAAGATCACGTTGCAGCAGTTAAGGCTAAGTACCCAAAACCTAGTTAATTATGTCAGAGATCAAGGTAAATTCGATAAAAGGGGTAGGAGCTAGTGCTGCTGCTATCACAGTAAATAATACTGATGGAACGTGTACTGCCAATATTACTAATAACCTAAGTAATCGTAACTTAATAATTAACGGAGCTATGCAAGTGGCTCAACGTGGTACGTCATCAACAACAGAAGGTTATTCAACAATCGATAGATTTTCACAGGGTAGTAATGGATTTGATGAAGTACCAACAAAATCACAAAGTGATTTAGCATCAAGTGACACTCCATACACATTAGGATTTAGAAAAGCATTTAAAATTACGAATGGTAATCAAACAAGTGGAGCACAAGCTGCTGATTTTATAAAACTTACTACTAAAATAGAAGCACAAGATGTAGCTCAATCTGGTTGGAACTATAAATCAAGTTCTAGTTATATAACATTATCTTTTTGGGTCAAGTCTAGTGTTGCACAAAATTTTTATGGAAGGCTTCGAGCTTACGATGGAACATCACAAAATTATCCATTTGAGACAGGTTCTTTATCTGCTAATACTTGGACAAAAATAACTAAAACAATTCCAGGCAATTCTAATCTATCTTTCAACAATGATAATGATATAGGTCTTGAACTAGAGTGGACAACTTATAGAGGTGGAAATACTACAGATTCTGGTGTGACATTAAATGCTTGGGCTGCTTTTAATAGTGCCACTAGAACACCAGATCAAACCTCAACATGGTACACAACAAATGATGCGACATTTGAAATTACAGGAGTTCAATTAGAAGTAGGCAGCGTGGCAACAGATTTTGAGCATAGGTCATTCGGTCAGGAGCTTGCTTTATGTCAGAGGTATTATTTTAAATATGTTCAAGGATCTAACAAGAATATTTGTACTGGAGCATACTTTAATTCTGGTACGCTTACTATGAGTGTTCAATTTCCTGTTGAAATGAGAGCAGCACCTTCTTTGGATTATGTTTCTGGCACAAGCTACTATCTTGCATATCGAGAGGGTGGTAGTGATGCTTTTGATTCAATGACTATTCAAAATGCACACGTAAATGGTGCTGGTCTAGACTCAGCTGCTGGTGCAAGTGGAACTCAAGGTGTAGGTGCAAGTGTAGTTACAAATAACGCCTCCTCTTACATTGCTTTTTCTTCAGAATTATAAAAATGGCTTATCCAACAAACCCTATTTACAAACTTTACAAAAGTGCAATGACAGGACAAGTAACTTCTGTTTCAAAACAAGTAGACACTCACGTTCTTTCGATTCCATTTGACGAAGCAAACACCGAGTACCAAGAGTACCTTGAGTGGGCTAAGACCAATACAGCCGAAGCTGCTGATTAATTACACTTCCATTTCTTAAGAGCTAGTCCTTTTCTTGTTAGCTTACCGCCTTTACTGGTAGCACCTTTAACACCTTTCATCCTGGCACAAAAAGATTTACGTCTTTTAGCTGCTTTACTACCACGTTTTACTTTACCTGTTACTGGTGCTTTTAAATTACTACCAGTTTCTCTATTAATTTTATCTCTACCTTTTTTAGTAAGACCACCAGTTTTACTTTTGTGTTCTTTGCGTAGCCTTACTGATCTTGCCATTAGTCAGATATACCAAAGACATTACTTTCAGCTAATCTTCTTTGCACTTCATGTTGATAAGCTATATCTTTTTTATATCTAGGATCTTGCATAGCAGCTACAACTTCCTGATTAGATTTAAATACTTTTGTATTAGGAGTAGAAGATCCTCTACCACCAATTAATCTAGGTTCTACACCCATAGCATTTCTATACCTGGTAAACATTTCTTGTACTGCAAGAGTAACTTTAGGAATGTTTCTTTTTTCAGCATCTACAATTTTATCAAATTCTGTCAGTTCTTCTTTATCAACATTACCATCCATCCATTGCAGCATTTCTTTGTACTTATCTTCACCACCTGCGATACTTACAATATCTTCATACTCAGGAAAGCTAGGATCAGCAGTAGGTTGCTCTGTACCTTCTTGTGGCTTTAAACCTGCTAAGTAACTATCAATAAGATTTCTAGGTAAACCAGTAGCTTCTAGTTGCTTGTAGTGTTCTTCTGAAATAGTACCGTTGTTTTCCTGGTAATACTTATTTATAGCAAAAGGATCAACTTCACTTTGCTCAAACAGTTCTCCTAACTTGTCACCGTATTGTTGTTTTGCTAATTCATAATTAACAGAACCATCTTCTTGATATTCAATTACTTCTTCAGTAACAGGTTCTTCTTTTGTCTTTGCTACGTCACCTAGCTTACCTTCTAGTTCTTTATAACTAGCAGCAAGAGCTTCAACGCTATCAAACTTGCCTAAGATTTTACCATCTTCATTTTTATTATCGTCAGCAAATTTTTGTAGATCCTCTTGTGACATAGGAGGAGTTTCGTTTGATTGTAAGGATGCTTTCATAATTTTTTAGTTCATAGTAATAGTATTACCATGTGCTGTGGTTTTTTCAATAGCTTTAGTAGGTTTAGGTGTATCGTTCACACCAAGACTACTAACTATAGCTGTAGCTTCTGTTGTAGTTTCTTTTTTTTTACTGCTCTTGGGGGACTTGCTGGTTGGCATTAGGTGTTACCTCATTTTGTAATAGTTGTGCTTCAGCTTGGTTTTTAGGATCTAATAATTTATGACCCTGTATAGCAGAAGGAGCTAGATCTTTTATAAGCTGTTGTTGCTGTTCAGCTTGTAACTCTTGAGCTATCTCTTCTTTAGATTTTATCAAATTTAAAGTCTCAATACCAACACTATTGGCTAACCTTATAATTGCTTCGTCAATGTTCATATACCTTCTCATAACATCTACACCTAATGCTTGAGCTATCGTACCTATAAACTCTATAAGTTTTGCTTTATCTGCATCCCTTCCAAGACCATTTATACCTGTAACTATTTTAGGTCTTACTAATTTATCAGGAAGTTTTGGTGCTTTACCTTTTCTTATAAGTAGATGTAGTTTTCTACGTAAGTATTTGATTTGAAATTCAGAACTTAAAACAGAATAAATCCCACCTAACGTAGCTTCTAAAGCATTACTCATTATTTGTATTTCAGTACTGGTTACACGTTCTGCATCCCTTTGTATGCTCTTAGTCATAAGGAAAGCATCTTCTAATCTTTTCTCTAACGTTGCTTTTACCCTTTCAGCTACAGCAAAATCATTAGCTTTATTAGTTTGTAGTGTAGATACATCAGTAGCAAGTCCTTCACGTACTGCACCATTAGGTGCTTGACTTACTGCTTTTGGAGAAGTTACACCATTAGGATTTATAAAATATATTGTACGTGCAGATGCCGCAGCACCTTCTACTATTGCTTGTGTTAATGCTTCTAAAGTAATTAGATCTCCTTTATATTCATTTACATAAGACGTACCATAATTAGTATCTGTTTGAGTCCAACGTAAAACTATAAAAGGTGACACATCAACAGGAGAGATACCATCAGTACCAGGTATTTTTTCTCCTTTACATTCTTGATACCATACATGATTATCACCTTCACGTTCTAACCTTGTATAAATATCTATTTCCGTACCATCCATAGATTCTGTATAATTTTCTTTTTGTTTTATTTGCTCATAAAATTCTGGATCTAAAGCTTTTGTAGATACAGATTCTTTAGTTACTACAGTTAAAATATTTCCCACTTCATCCCTTTGTACTACGTAGCGATCAAGATAATAAACTTTAAGTCCATCTTCTGTTATGTAAAGCAAGACATTGCCTACTACTATCAGATGCTTTAATGCTTCAAACATAGCTACTCTATCGTTGCTAGTTTCTATATCTGCCATTACTGCATTTTCTAAACCACGCAAACCTTTATCTATCTCTGCCATTATTTCTGTCTGACCACTTTTTTGTAGTTCTAATTCATCAATTATTAATTTAAAGAATGGTGTGTTAGGTGGTATTAAAGCCATTAACATTTTTGCCGCAAGGCTATTAGTACCAGCAGCACCCAACGCTTGCATTGGAGTTTTTATTTTTTGTTTCTTTGCAGAATTATTATTAAATAGACTAGGTATTGTTAACTTTGCACAGTCATCACCATCACGTTCATATGCTGATCTATCTAAAGACAGAGTGTTATATAAACTTTCTGCTGTTTGTAATGTTTCCATTTTTAATAAGTCAAGTTACCACTAGAAGATCCAGAATTTAATAAAGGTATGCGTAATGAACTTGTACCTAATCTTCTTCTTGTTACTGCTGCACCTGTAGTTCTTGTACCAATATCCGTTCCATCAGTTTTTTTCTTAGTTGCAGTTTTAGTAGGAGTTTGTTGCACAGTACGTTTCCTACCAGTAACAGGAGCATCCGCAGTTTCCTCTGGCATAGGAGGAGTAGGTCTTGGTTCTGGCAAAGGTGGTGGTGATGGTGGGCTGCCAAAAATGCACATTAGACTTGACCTTCTAATACTGTTGAATTTAACATAGTTTCCTTTTGCCTTTCTTGATGTTTCTTTAGAAATTCTACAACTGATCTTTGACCAGTTTTATACCATACTTCTCTATCAGTCCAACCTAATTCTGGTGGTCTGCTAGGGTAAATAGAATCTAAAGCATCTAGCAATTCATCATTAATAAATGGTAAATCACTTGCAGACATAAAAAAAACTAAATTACTTTACTTTAATATAACGTGCAACTGCAAAATATCACACTTTTGGTTCTTAAAACGTAGGATTCCATAGGTTTACTTCCCCTGTATCGTAGTTGTAATCACCTTCTCTTAATATACGAACTAACCTAGCGTTTAATATAGCGTCAGATATACCTTTACCTTTTTTATCATAAGTCTTTACGACTACATCCCACATAGATTGCAAGTCTTTTGCTGCATTTAATATTTTATTTGCAGACACCATACCTAAACCTTTTATACCAGGAATACCATCTGTAGCGTCACCTGCTATTGCCATAGCCATAAAGTTTTTATCAGCTTGTGTCTTAGTAATTAGTTCTAATGTTTCACCTGCTAACAACAAACCAGGTATAGTTCTCATGTCTTTATCTACAGAAACTATTACAGGCTCATCATAAGTATTGTTAGTACTTAATAATCCGAGAACGTCATCACCTTCTAATTGAGGATAACTTACAGACTTATAATTATTTTTTACATTTTGGATTACATCATGCAAACCTAAAGGATGTCTTTTATCTATTCTGTTAAGTTTGTATTCTGTAAATATCTCATGTCTAAATGTAGGATAACTTGTAAAACACATGACTATATCATCACTACCTTTATAACCTTCTGTATTTAATATGTTTTGATAATGTTTTAATTTAAAATCTATCATGCTCATTGCTTCACGTTCATCCATAATTAGTTGATGATTATATTTGTCGTATCTAATATCATGTTGGGCGGCACAACAAGAAGAATAAATTAAATAATCAGCATCAATAAGTAAAGTCATAGTTAGAAGTAGTTAGGGTATGCTCTTAGCCTGGAAGTTTCTGTATCATATAAAAGTTTATCTACTTCTCCTGTCATGCCTGTATGTCTAGACTTTAATACTTTCATTTGTAGTTGTGACCTTTCATCAACAGAGTTCGATAACTGGTTTCTAACTAACGATATGCAAAGATCTGACATTTGAACTAGACCATGAGATCCCCTAAAGTCACGCAAGCTAACTTCCGCACCTTCTTCATGTCCTCTTCCATCTGGTCTACGTAAGTGAGTTACTACAAGTAAACAGATATTAGTTTCTTCTATAAGACTTCTTAGCTTTGTTGATAGTACGTCTAATGCTTTACGTTCGTCATTGTTTTCTATACCAGAAACAACTATAGATATATGGTCTAATATCACCACATCTACACCATCAGTAGTGGCTAAGTTTCTTATCTGCGATAGCAATATATCTGGTTCTATACTGCCAAAATGATTATAAAGATATAAGTTTCTTGTACCTGTAAGTTTATCAAATGCAGCTTTAATAGCAGTCTTATCTATAGCGTGTTGATTTAGATGTAAAGGTGTATTGAGATCTATAGATACAAGTCTCATAAGAGATCTTTGTACTGATTCTTCCAAAGCTATATAACCTACTTTCAAACCACTTTTAAGAAAGTGACTAGCAAACTCTCCGCACAATGTAGATTTACCAGCACCACTACCTGCTGCTATAGATACCATTTGCGTAGGAAATAAACCACCTGTAAATTTATTTAATTCTGGATATGGATAATCACAAATAGCTTTACTTGTTTCCTTACTAAATAACTCCCAAGCATCAGCAGCATTTATTATGTGATCGGTTCTACAAGGTTGTGCTTTCCATAAAATATCTTTAAGTTCATCACTACGTTTTGCAACTGTAAGATCATTAACGTCATTAATATCTTCTGGCAATCTAGCTATTGCAGCTTTACCTTTAGGCAATACTTTTAAAGCCTTCTCACTACCTACTTCACCAGCTTTATCATTATCAAAACAAATAACAGATCTACAAAATTTATTTATAAAATCATATTCTTTTGCCAGGTATTTAGCTGCTGATTGAACACCAGAAGGAACTGATACGCAGGGAAAACGGTGATTAAAAACTTGACTAGCTGCCATGCAATCTATTTCGCCTTCAAAAATAGATAGAAACATATCACCTGTATTTTGTATTCTGCAATTACCTTGACCAAAAAGTTGCATCTCTTTATCTCTTCTTTCTC